CTCGCATTGCTTTTGAAGTTCCTGTACTGAATGACCAGCTTCTTTCGCAAGGAAGATAACCAATTCTTCAACGATAGAACCATAGAGGAATTTAATGAGAGTAGCTGGTGAATAAGATCTTTCAACTTTTGGACCATTGAGTTCCATCCAAATTTTACGGTCAGGTTTACCAATAGAGGACATGCGTATATTTTTCTCATGAGGTGTATTCCTCTTTTCTTCTAACTGTTTAACCACCACTTCAGAAAGCCCTTCCAAAAGAGCCTCTAAGTTTTCCTTAGAGACTTTTTGGTTGGACTCTATTCTATTATAGATGTCTGAGATTAAAGTAGATATGTGCATAGTCGCCCACTCCCTCGCCTACTATGCTCCTTGATCATACGAGCATTTCCAAAATTAACACCGCTCATCACAAGCCCAAATAAAACGACTACTTAAAAGTCGTCGTCGTTACCATACTCTACTAAATTGATTACTTGTACTTTGTTAAGGTACAAGGATGTACCATACTTGTCAACGAAAGCATGGTTTTTATTGAAGGCAACCTTAACTCTTACTGAGCTACCATTACCAATGAGTGTACTTCTTTCCATTGGTTCTTTATCCGAGTTCATAACAGGAACATCATAACGAGTTCGGGCAGTTACAAATTCACCCCTGTCGTCATTCTTGTTCTTGAATATAACACCATTGGTAGTCAGCAATTCTTTACTTTCTTCAGAAAGATCGCCAATGTCCATTTGATACTTATCGGAAAACCCATCCTTGCGGTCAAGTTTTGACCAAAAAGCTTTACCAGAAATAATAGCAGCTTCTCTCTGTACAGACATAATATTTATTTCCTTTCGTGTTAAGTGAATATACTACTATACTACGCTACAAACGATATGTCAAGCCCATTCTTGAACTAAACATATCCCTTGATCTATATGGAACTCCAAGTTTACGAAGTTCCTCTGAAAGATCTTCATCAGCTTGCTTTCTAGATTCAATAGCAAGTCTCACTCCAGCAAGCCTCTTCTCACGATAAGCTTTCTTTGCTTCTGTAAGTTGAGTTGTCATATCTTCAATAGCAATTTGAAGATCTTCTTCATTCATATCTTTAAAGTCTTCCATTAGCACCTCCTTATAAAATAATTAATATTATGTAATATAAAGATTATATTTAAGTCCATGTTCTAGCATCGTCAAGATCTTCTATCTTTACGTTATAACAATCTGCTCTAACTGTAAAGTTATTACTGGGATCAATGTCTCCTTTCTTCCAGAAGGTAGCTTTCTTGAGATACTCTTCCCTATCCATAGAACCTAGATACCATCCCACGCTATAGTCTTTCATGACTCTGACAAAAGCATACATATCACACCTTTGTTTTGTAGTATATCTTACATTCCAACTTGAACTAGATATACTACAATCATAATGAGGACGAGGTTTTGTATAGGTTCTTTTAGTTTTAACATCCACCTTCTTCCCATCAGGGAGAATGATGTCATATGAATAAGTATTCTCCCATGTTCCTCCTAAGTACCACAATGCTATCTGTTCTCCTATGAATCCTGCTATGTTTCCATCCCCTTTTAATATAGAGTTTTTTAGTGGACCCATTTCTTTAGATTTGATATGAGCTTTCTCTATCATATCTGAAGATATTTTAATTTCTTTCATAGGTACTCTCTAATGAGTTTCTTGCCATGTACATCCTATCTTTGCATCTGCATTTAAAGGTATTTGCATATTAAAATAATCAGATACTCGTAACATGCATGAATCTGCTATGTCAACAAGTTCTTCTGCATCATCTCTGTGAACTTCATATTGTTGTTCATCATGAATCGTATTAACAAGATGTGCATTTAGTTTTCTCTTAGTTATTTCTTCATCAAGAAAGATTGACCATTGTTTACAACAGATAGCTCCACCTCCTTGCAAGAGTGTATTCAAGGCAGCATATGGTCTACGGACTATGATTCTTCTTCCATCTATACCTCTTATGTAACCTCTTTCAGAGAGGTTCTGTACACTTTCAATAAGTGTATCAAGCTTAGGAAGACCAGCTAGAAACTTCTGTCTCAAATTTCTACCTTCTCTTGTTGATCCACCCACAATAGAACCTATCTTCTGATCACCAGCACCGTAGATGAAGGCATATATGAAAGTCTTTGCTGCTGTCCTTGTGGGGAGACCTGCTAGCTCTTGATTGTAGGTATGAGGATCACCCTCTAACACCTCATGGATGTATCTTTCATCTTTCATATAGTTAGCAAGCATCCTAAGCTCTAATCCCTTGGCATCCATACCTACCAGAACATGCTGATCATCAGGTATGGTCCAACAAGCTCTACATTCCTTTCCATATGGCTTACTGTTAGCTACTATGTTTGCCATGTTAGGTTCTGCATGAATCATACGACCTGTCACAGCACCTGTTGTTAGAACTTTACCATGAACCCTATTGTTACAATCCACAGACTCAAGCCAGCTTTCGATGGTCTTAACTCTAGTCTTCATCATCTTCCACTCTGCTAATCTCTTAACCTCTTCTGGTGCAGAAGATGAGATAGTCTGTAGATTTTTCTCACTTATCTTGGGAGAACCTTTAGGAGTAAACTCAATAGGCTTCCACCCATATTGATCTAGTCTCTGAATGATTTGCTTTGGTGATGCAAGATTAAATTTCTTAAACTCAATTGCAGAAAAATTACCGCAGATATTAGTAACATCATAATTTTTAAGCCCCGCTTTGGATAGTGTGCCATCTTTCTTTATCTTTAAGATAACTTCTTTAACTAAAGAAGCTTTTAATGGAACCTTTCTTAATAGTTTCTCTTCTATATCTTCAGCTTTGTTTTGTATTTCCATCATCAGCTTATGAGCTTTTTCTACATTAAGATAGAAGCCATAGTCTTGTTGCTTGTTAATAATGTACCTTATCTTATGCTCTAAAGCTATTGATTTATCAGAGAAATCTCTCTTCTCTGTACCTATCAAATATTCATAAAGTCTATGAGTAATCTCAACATCATTGATACAATAGTCTAACATTTCTTTATTAAAAGAAGAGAAACTCTTTAACTCTATTTTATCTAATCCTAATCTTTTACCCCATTCTTTTAAAGAATGTTTACCTTCTCTATCTGGATTAAATAGAGAAGATAATATATATGTATCACATATTTTTGTAAAAGGTATGTTTGATTTCCAAAGTTTATTTAAAACTGGAACATCAAAAGATAAAATATTATGACCAACTATAGTATCATAGTTCTCTAGTAAAGTATTAAATGTATGGGCTCTAGTATGATAAGTTAATTGATCTGTATTTATATCTTTACATACACAAACATGTATTTTAGTTGCATCCAACCCATCAGTTTCTATATCCAGAAATAATATTTTCTGCATTTTCTTTCGATTCTTTTGCTGTCTTACCAGTCGATATGGTAGTCCACTTCCAAGGATTAATAAAGTAAGAATCTTTACTATTATTATACAATTTCCATTGTTGATCGTCCCATTTCTCTAAGAGGGATAAGTGAACTTTAATCCAAGATCTGTGGATTTTGTCTATCCCTTCTCTTGTATTTATTTCTGGTTTTATTTGTGTTTTTATATTCATCTTCTATCTTCTTTCTCTTTTGATATTTAATTTTTATATTATTATTCCACTTCCATTCTTTCTTACTTCTTCGATTTCTTTTCTCCATAACTTTCATTCCAATCCTTATCCTCACCAAAACCATCTGACCATACTATCTTTATTACAGATTGTTTAATGGTTCCTTCTAGAAGAGCAGAGTGATCCTTCATAAGTTTTTTCATAAGTTCAAATGTTCTACTATTATTCTCATTATTTTTAAATTTTAACCATAGCTCAGTATATTCTGTATGAGATAATATGAAATTAACAATACTAGGTTCAGTAGGTTTTGTCTTATCTTTTATTAAACCCTTTCCTGTTGTGAAAGACATTACTTCTCTTCCTTTCTCATGTCAAGTTTTAATTTCTTTCTATCATATCTTTTCTTAGAGGGTACTACTCTTTTTCTGAATAGTTTCCATTCTCTTATCCTAGCATAACGACTTTTACTGAAATGTTTTTCATTAGATTTCATTTCCATCACCATGTTATAAACAATACCTATCATGAGATACTACCTTATTAAAAGAAAAGTTCATAGGCTTTTATCAAACCTTTTCTGCTTTTCTTATCTCTCTCTATAGCTAATTTAATAGAATCATTTACTATTTGTTTATTATCAGATGATAAAGTATATATTATTTCTTTTAATATTTTATTCTCAGCTATGAGATCACTAAGTTTTTCCTCTATATTATCAATTTTTTTCATTATCGTGTATGTTGTATATCTTGATTTACAACAAAGAGATATTCCATGCTTGTATAGCCTCTCGTATCATCTCATCTACACACACAATATAATCCATATCACTAGAGTCAGGATATATCTCTCGTTCTTCTTCTTCAATATATGCAGCGATATAATTTATCTGTTTATCAGTAAGATTTATATCATCCATCTTAGTTCTCCTAGTGGTCATAAAATATAATAGATTTATCAGGCATAGTCCAGCACAAAGCACAATCACCACAACTCTTTGCTAAACCTAGTTGATGTGGACAACCTATACCATCAGTGGATACGTTCTCACTCTGAGCAGAGAAAGGATCATCTGGATAGTTACTAAACCTTATGGCGAATCTAGCTCTATATGAGGCTCTGAGAGCTTCTATGGCCATACCTATAGGCTTAGTTGGATGGTGCCTAGTATATCCATAGATGTTCAATAGTTTTCTTATCTTCAGTTGATACTCCCAGAAGTTTACATACCTGATAGACTCAAAGTCTCCTAGAATATGGAGCCTTAGCTGATAGGGCTTACCCTTAGCATCTATCGCATCCAGATCACGTTCGATAGCAGGGTACAGAGCATCGTTCACTATGAATCTGTGAGCGAAGGGCATATTATTACCGTAACAATCAAGCCAATGTTCACAATCATCATCACAAGTAACACGTTCTTCCAAAGTAAGTATATATATCTTAGCTCCTTTAAGCTTACCTTTGTTGACTTTCTTTCCTAGCTTTATATCAGTAGGGGTTTTGATAACTTTATGTGAGTAAGAACCAGCATCATGTACATTCTTCTGGTACATTGATCTACTATTTACTATAGCTGCATGGTTAAGATTTAATGTTGTCATCTTATCATTCCTCTATTGAAATAATATTTTAACAAGACCCGTAGTTAGTACTAAACAAGCTACTGTATTAATCAAAGTTAAAGCTCTATCATTCCATCTGTACCCCACATATCCCCACATTGCTGTACCTACCGCACACAAAGCTACATCATAAGTATGATATAATCCTGCTGCTCTTAGTACAGTTGCAGTTATTAATAGATAGCTTGCTATCCATTTAATATACCAGCTTACATCTTTATAAGGTGTTACCTTATTCATTTTCTAATTCTCTAACTCTATTAGTTAGCCACCTAAGTACCATCTTATATTCTATATCATCCTTATCCTTTCGACACATCTTCATAGTTTCTATCTCTTGGTTTAACACAGAAATAATATTGAATGTAATACTATTCATCAATAATTCTTCCTCATATAAATCTCTAGAATATCTAGAGGCTATCTTTCTCCAAACATTCAGAAGGGTTAAGGGTATTTCTTCATTAAGCTGATTCGTTGTAGTTTTTAATAGATCACATAGTAAGTAATCCATTTTTAATTTTTCATCTTTATCCATTTAAATTTTCATTTCAGTCATTGTTTATCTCCATTAAATCACCAAGTATTACAGAATGGGGTATACATTCTGCATGTTCTTTATCTACAACAGCAATCATAACCCTTCTATTCCCAGATTAGATACTAATTCGTTAGCAGCACAAACATCAACACCAGCATCTTTATATACTTCAGACATTAAGATGCTCTGTTGCTACACTGTAGTACCAACTTACGGGGAATAGGGGTTCAATGATACCGCTAATCATTTGTGCTACTTGTTGTGTTTCTCTCTGTGTATGACCGTCTAATCGTAGCTTACACATGCGACCGTAAGCTAACAACGATCCCGTCCATATCCATTCAGTGTATGTTGCTTGCGGTAACACCATCCGTGCCTGTTCAGGAGAGCAACCATCCAATATCATTTGGTAATAGAGAGAATGTAATTGTTTCAAATGCTCTTCAGATAACACAATATCTTTTGATTGGTATTCTTCATCAGAAGAACCTTGCTTCGCATTGTCTGCTTTTTTTCTCCATTTATAAGGCCAATAGTATTCGGGTTCACTATCAACATACCTTCTACTTACCTCATTCCATGCAAATCCTACCTGATGTTTAGCTAACTGCCTAGCTACGAAGATAGGTGCCTTGACTCGTAAACTGATCTGTGGGTGAGCAAAGGGAGACCAATGCTCATGGTCTGCAAGATACTTAATGAGCTTACGATCCTTATTATCTAACTCTTTACTCTCATTATTAAAAGAAACACGGGCTGCATTTACCACAGTCAGGTCTGTACCCATATGATCTATGTAATCTACACCCATGTCTGAACTCATATGGTCTACGTCTTCTGTATGCATCTACTTATTCTCCTCCAAGCTGATTTCGTATCCCGTGTACGGAAGAACCCTTCATATTCAGGATAGTCCCGCATAAACTTACGTCCGTAATAGGCAACGTGATTGTTATTGATCTTTAACTTCTCTCCGGTGTTAGGGTTTACCCCTTCCTCCAACGTAACAACACTCGTCTCCCATCTAATCCGATGGCAGATTGCGTCTGATGAAAATGATTTGTGTCCAGCTTGGATGGCTTGAAACGTAAACTTCTTGAATAATTTGTACACTCGTGGGTTATCATGGTGAAATTCTTTCCACTTGGCGTGTAGACCGTCATCAAATAAAAGTATCTGTGTACTCATCTATGTTTCTCCTATAATGGCGACCCCGGTAGGACTCGAACCTACGACCCACAGCTTAGAAGGCTGTTGCTCTGATCCAACTGAGCTACGGGGTCATCTTGTTTAACTTCTGTGCAGTACATCTCTACAACGTATTGAAAGGAAGTCGTTAAGTAAATCTCTGTGTCGCAGCTATCACAGTACGCTGTCTCACAATCATCATCCCAGAATTCTGTTTCCGTAACCCAAGTTTCTTTTACTTTATCCCAAAAAAGATTCAACATGATTGAGATCTCTTCACTTCCACACTCACTACAAGAATGTTTCATGTTTACCTCTATAAAATGAAAGCTAAGGCGATGAGGATTAACCCCACCGCCCATGCAAAGCCTAACATGAAGTCATGCATAGCTATTATGTTAGTTCACCAAGAGAATTCCTAGTACCATCAACACGTTCATATAGAAATTTTCTCATAGCAGATGTAATCATATCAGTACCACTAACATTGTGTAAATGCTTCTCACCTTTTTCTGTTGGTGTCTTCACCACGTTATGACCATACTTTCTAAGTAGACAAACAAGATCATACTCATTTTCTTTCTCTTCATAATACATATGTATCTCCTATGCTGCTAGCTTTACAAACTCTTCATTCTCTACCCAACCAGCTACTTCAAACTCACGCTTGAGCATGGTCTGTGCTTCATGATCGTGAACGGTATTACGAATATTAAAACCACTCTCTTTATCCGTATGACTACTATAGTATGTGAAGGCAGAGTACAAAGCCCAAAGATTATCACCCCTCTCTACAGCCTCTTGTTCGTAAGCTTTGAGTAGATTTTCCTTTTTTCTATTTTTTACAGGGAGGTTCTCCACAACAGTCTTAGCATCTTGAAATGTAATATCCCTCGTTGCCCATGTTTGATACTTTTCTACCGTGAGATAGAACTCTTCTACTGACTTCTCGATTTCATTGATGAAGTTTCTCATGTCGAAGTGCTTAGTATTCTTCTTTCGTACTACATCATACTCACCAGTAATCATACCATTAGTACAGAAGAAATCTATTGCACCAAACAAAGCATTGTTACTGGCACTACCATCTACAGAATGCCAAGATACATTTCTGAGACCAATCTCTGTCTTTTGTTTTCTATTTTCAATAGGGAACTTAACATTAGGAAATATGATATCTTGTAAGGCCCATGCTCCATCTCTAGATACTCGGTAATTTGTTTTAACATCCTCTAGATGTTCAGCAGGAAACTTATTGATTATCATATCATGTTGTTGAGAGAAGAAATCCTTATGAGTAGAAAGGGGATACTCACGCCCTACAATACCTAATCCTTGAACGATTTCTCCTTCTTCATCTACTCTATATATACCCTTCTTATCCCAGAAGTGTTCTAGTTTTTCTTCCTTCATGGGAAAATCTACCGCTGATCCTTTCATTTTAAACAGATCATTATTGTTTTTCTCAATGGTAATATCAGCCATTATAGTAGGTCTGTCTTCAAACATCTTATTCTCCTTTTAAGAAGTTACTACAGTGTAGTAAGTTCTAGATTGGAACACCATGCTCCAATATCCATTCTTCTTTACGCTTAGTTAACCAATCATTGATCTCCTTTATTTCTATTTCACCAATAAAATCTACATCAGATTCCAGTAGTATCTCCGACATGATTTGAGGAGATAGGTCTTCATGATATTCAATTACAATAGCATATGGATTGAGACCATATGCATTGAAGTGAAACTGTCTATCAAGTTCCTTCAAAATACCATTTCCAATACTCATCTGTTATATCTTTCCTCATGTGTCTAGTAGAGGCTGCTGTTTTAATAAACTTTCCATACTTTGTATTTTTACCAGCCCATTTGATTATAGTATAATGTATATCTCTTTCAAAGTCAGATAACTTTTCACGATATCCATCAACTATATTATATTTCTCTTCCACCACAATCTTTTCCTTTATTTTATAACCTTACATGTTGCATTGGGCCACTCTTCCCTTGCAGCCTCTAATGCTGCTTCAGTTTTCATATCTGGATAAACACCCTCGAAGTCTTCATATGCAAAAACTTCTGTTATGTATCCTTCTCCATAACAGTAATCGCATGGTATTTCTTTCGTACCATAATCTTTCCCTTGTGAATTAGTAACAGCTATTCTAGTTAGTATTGTACCTTCTTCCTCACACTCCTGACAAGGTTTAACTACTTCAATTAGAGTTGTCATTGTTGATCCTCTTCATCTTTTTTGTATCTTCGTAAAAGTTTCTTTCTTATTTTCATTCTTCCTTTCTTAGCTTTAGATACTATAGATCCAAAAATCTTTTCTTCTTTATTTAGTTTATCTAGATCTGAGAACTCTTCGATAAACTCACCTACACTTTCAGCACAATAAACTTTATTATCAATAGACTCTTTCTGTATGCTATCAGAATTTATAGCATCAGATAGTTTCTTATCGGCTAGTATATCATTACCATTATCTTCTGCTTTGATGGCTTCATCTAATAGTAACTCTTTAAAACTGTAGTTTGTTTTCAACAAAAGCATTAGCTTGCTCACACGTTAGTAATTTTCCTCAGTTTGTCATACCGAATCATGATTGGTAGTTTAGCCCATCGCCCGCTAGACGTAGTTGCTGATCTCTCTTTTTCAGCCCCTTCTTTATTGATAGGTTTTCCATCCCACCTGTTAGATATATCGTTTATTATAAAATCTTTACCAGCATTCCAATCAGCAAGCGCTGCTTTCGCGGTCTTATAATCACGTCCATATGCGGGGGTTACTGTGGTCATAGTTTATTTCCTCACATGTTAGTAGTTAAAGGGGTTGAAACTGAACACCAACAAAACAAACAAGATAAATACTAGATAGCCTATTGCTACTGCACTTATTACTTTTAACATTAGTCCCATAACTTTAGTCCTTAGTTAGAACTAGATATATCTTATCGTTAGAAGTATCTTTCGCTACTCTCTCATTTAGTTTAATGGTCATTTGTTCTACTGACTTCTTATATTGTTTTACTCCTGCTCTCCATTCTTTTAGATCACGGTAGGTTGTTTCATTATTGTATTTTCTCTTGCAACCCCAGCCCCCGTGACCAACTTGAATACACTTGAGCTTACCTTCTCTAGCAGCGATGTGAAGAGTTACGATGTTTAGATTAAGCATCTTAGCCCCTTCAGCAAATGTGATAGGTATGTCTTCTTTTAAGAAGAATTGTTTGCTGTCTGTTTGAACTAACTCTGACTCATTCATCTCCAAATCTTTCCTTCTGAAGTGATTAAAATTCTCCCCAACCAGCAGACCTTGCCCATTGGTTGTCAGCTTTTATGTTTTCCTCTTGTCGTTCTATCTCCTTCATCTTGTGATGGTCATTATAACACTCATCACATACGGCACGGCTACCGTGTGGATCAGTGTTTCCACATGTTACCAGAACTTCCTTGTAGTCGTAGCCACAAAGAACATCGTATATTAATTTGTTATCACACATCTTTAACTCCTTTCTCTGTAAAAGAAAGTTACTACACTGTAGCAACTTCATAATCTTTTGTATGTGATTATTTTGTATAGGCCCCTCTGAATATGTCTAGTGTATTAGAAAAGCGTTTGAACGTATTCCTTTTTGAAGCAGCCATAAGTAATTTATTTCTAGTTGTATCATCTAGTGTAGCCAACCATCTAAAGTACCTTTTTCCAACTGTTCTAAGTCCTGACTTCTTTTCAAGTCTGGTTAACTCTTTAAGATACCTATTGTTTTCCTTCCAGTAATCCTCTGGCACAAGATCTCCCGCTTCTCGAAGCGCCTCTCGCCGTGAGTAATCCATGCTTACCTCTATTATTAAAATTGGTACAGGCAAAATTGCCTAAAGAATAATTTACTACACTGTAGCAACTTCATTCATCTCCAAATCCTTCCTTCTGCAACATGTTCCATACCATCATAGTCTGAGATGTATGGATTTATAGCATCTTCTGGTATGTCAATAACTTTTAAGTTAGAATATCTCTTACTCGCTTTCTCCCCCATTTCTTTAACTATTCTAACAAGATGTTTGTTAGCTCTGTAAAAAATTACTGGAGTATAGAGAATATCCTGTATAATGTTTCTCTTATCTAACAATGTTTCATCAAATGAAACATCTT